AATATATAATATATCATGGGAGGAGGACTTATGCAACTCGTTGCCTATGGCGCTCAAGATGTTTATCTCACCGGTGACCCTCAAATCACCTACTTCAAGGTCGTCTACAGACGCCACACCAACTTCTCTATGGAATGTATCCAACAAACCTTCAACGGTACCCCAGGTAGTGCTAAAAAAGTTAGCACTACTATCAGCCGAAACGGTGATCTTATCGGTGCCATGCACATAGCCATACCAGACAGAGCAATCCTCTCGGTCGCAACCTCATTAAATCAAGCCGCGGGACACGCAACTACACAATCGACCACCCGACAGGTTGGAACATTCCAGGATTACGTAGATGAAGTCACTGTAGAAATTGGAGGACAGCAAATTGATAAGCATTACGGTAAGTGGCTCGATATCTGGTACGATTTATCTACAAACTTACAAAATAAACCAAAAAGTACTTTATTCACTGATCCGTGGCACGGCCATGTTTCCGAAACCAACGACAACTCGGGAGCACTCAACCAGAAAACAGCAGTCGGAGGTTTTGGTTATTCTTACATCCCACTTCAATTCTGGTTCAATCGTAACGCTGGGCTTGCGCTTCCTCTTATCGCTCTTCAATACCACGAAGTTAAACTCACAATTAAATTTGCCGCTAACACTGACGATGACAACTTCATCCGCGATCTGACTAAGGCTCAACTTTGGGTTGACTACTTCTACCTTGACACCGAGGAGCGCAAACGTTTCGCCCAGATGAGCCACGAATATCTCATCGACCAACTCCAATTCACAGGCTCCGAATCTCTTTCGCAAGGTGGCGATAAGTACCGCCTCAACTTTAACCACCCCGTCAAAGAACTTGTATGGGAGACAGTCGGCGACGGGACCAACCCCTCATCACTTACCGGTACAGTAAAACTTCAACTCAACGGTCACGACCGCTTTGCCGAACGCGATTTTAAATACTTCTCTCTCCTCCAAAAATATTACCACCACACCAACGTACCCGCCGGTGGTGACAGCAAAGTAGGTGTCTACTCCTTCGCACTTCGCCCAGAAGAACACCAACCAAGTGGCACCTGTAACTTCTCTCGCATTGATAACGCAACTCTTGTATCAGGAAGTGCGGATAATAGTAATGGTACTATAGACATCTACGCTGTAAACTACAACGTTCTCCGCGTTGTTTCTGGTATGGGTGGTCTCGCGTACTCCAACTAAATTTTTTATTGCGATTTTATATCACTACTAACTTTACTGCTTTTATTGATTCTTGATTTTTTATGATATTGAAACTGTAAGGATATTCTGCTACATTCTACAGTTTAACACCACGTTTTGCTTTTAATCAACGTTCTTTAAAGAATGTTCTTTAGTTTGTTCGCTTTACAAACTAAAAAATATTCGCTTATTAATAAAACAGCAGTATGGGAGGAGGACTTATCCAATTAGCCACCAAGGGCGCTCAGGATGTTTATCTTACCGGTGACCCCTCAGTTACTTTTTTCAAAATAGCCTATAAAAAACATACAAACTTCGCAAGAGAAAATGTTCCCATTATCGCCGACAAAAAATTCGCACAAGGTTCTAAGGCTATTTTTACCATTTCCAGAAATGCCGATATGGTAGGTGCCATGTACTTACACTTTGTTTTAAATAGTAAGACCACGAACGATGATAACGAGAGGAAATACGCAACTTATATAAACTTCATCGACATCCTCATCGGAGGAAATTTAATAGATAGGCAATACGGGACATTCTTAGATATTTGGCACGACCTCACAATACCTTCCGATAAAATGGGGGGCATGATACACAACAGAAGGAAGTATACTACAGGCACTCTCACCCCGAGTCCTGGAACTTTAGAACTAATGGGTAATAATTCTATAGGCACGCACAACGACTCTTCTACTAATCCCACCGTAGTTATTCCTCTCAACTTTTGGTTCAATAAAAACACCGGTGTGTCATTGCCTCTCATAAGTCTTATCTATCACCAAGTCACTATTGAAGTGAACTTTTCGCCTAGCGCAACTTTAATGGATGATAGTACAGACCAGTATCTCCTTGTTGACTACTTTTATCTAGATTCCGCGGAAAGAGATATTTTTGCCAATCAAAATCACGAATATCTTATTGAACAAGTTCAATACGAAGAACACGACGAGGGTGCCAATACAACTTCCACTATTTATGCGGATTTCTCTTTTAATCATCCCATTAAAGAAATTTTGTGGACTTGTGAAGATCACCTAGGCGCATCTATTACAAAATTTAACAGCGCACACTTCAGCCTAAACGGAACTAAATTAACAACAAATCACCCAAGTGTGAACTTCTCTCACCTCGAACCTATTAAATTTCACACTAGAATACCTCCCCACGGTGACGTTTTTTTACACTCCTTCTCTCTTCGTCCAGAAGAATATCAACCTAGCGGAACCTGTAACTTCTCTCGCATTGATACCGCGCAACTCATTATTAAACCAAGTTCTAATATACGCCGCGTATACATTTACGCTACAAATTATAATATTCTTAAATTACAGTCGGGCTTCGGCGCACTCGCTTTCTCCTCTTAATATCGCACCAAAAACATTTAAAAGTACACCACTTATTTGTATTAAATACAAGGTATGACCAACATTTGGGATAGAACACCCGCAACTCTTAATATTTCAGAGGCCGCTTGTTTCCAGGCTCTCACTTGGAAATCTTACGACTTGGATGACGAATTTTGTATTACTTGCTGCGGATGCTTAGAAAATGGTAAATCTGTCGCTCTCACCATCACCGACTTTAAACCTTCGTTTTTCGTTAAAATTCCTACGAAAACAAGTGCCACGTGGTCTTCTCGCTACACCGAGGCTTTCAAAAATACAATCCTCAAAAAACTCGGAAGAAAATATTCACAACTCAGCAACGTTAAAACCGTTAAAGCAAAAACTTTGTACCCCTTCACAAACCAAACTAAATTCCTTTTCCTCAAACTTGAATTCAATACCCTCGCCGCTTTCAAAACAGCATCTTACTTCTTCAAACACCCCATCAAAAACCCCGACGCCTCCATCATCAACGGCTTTTACGAACCTTACGAAACAAATATTGACCCCATGCTCCGCTTCTGCCACAGCAAAAATGTAAATATGGCCGGATGGCTTAAAATAGATGCTTTCCACAACACACCCCACATCTCAAACTGCGCTTTCAACATTTCCGCTAAATTCAATAACATCACACCTATCAACGACAAACAAGCAACCGCACCTTTCGTACTCGCAAGTTTCGATATAGAATGCGACAGCAAAGCCACCAGAGACAGACACCGCAATAAATACGATGTTCACGCCGACACCGATTCAAAAAGAAAACTCACCACCATCTTTCCCGACGCAAAAAAAGACGGCGACGAAATTAAAATTATATGTACTTCGCTTTGGAAATACGGCACTGAACACTATCTTAAACATGCCGTTTGCGTGTCACCGTGGGGCGAAGTACCAGACACCGGTGCCGATATTTGCCACTGCGTTAATAACGAAAAAGAACTCCTGATTTCGTGGTTCGGTTTTATGAAAAAATACGACCCCGACGTCATGATGGGATGGAATATTTACGGGTTTGACGACGAATACATATTCAACCGACTTGAACGCAATAACCTCTCTTACCTCATGGAAGATTGCGGACGTCTAAAAGAAATAAACGGCTCCATGAAAGACTCCAAACTCGTGACCAGCGCCTACGGTACCAACTTCTTCAGGATTATGGATTTTCCCGGTATATACAAGGTTGACCTTTACGTTTGGTTCAAAAAAGAAACTAAACTTGAAAGTTACAAACTCGACCGAGTCAGCGAAAAATTCTTAGGAGAAAATAAGGTTGACCTTATTCCCCTAGACCTCTTCTTCAAAATGAATATTGATGCCACCACAATGTCAGAATGCGTTAAATACTGCGTCCAGGACACCCTCCTCCCCCTCCGATTAACAAAAGCAAGAATGATTTTCATCAACCTCATCGGTATGGCCAACATCACCCGCGTACCCATAGAGTGGCTCATCACAAGGGGCCAACAAATAAAGGTCTTCTCGCAAATTACTTACGAAACCCGTCTCGCAAACATACTCGTTCCCACGTGGGACAAAAAAACAGACTCCGACGAAAAATTCCTCGGCGCCACCGTACTCCACGCTAACAAGGGCGCCTACTTCGAAGCCGTGAGCGGTCTCGACTTCGCTTCCCTGTACCCCAGCATCATGATTGCCTTCAACTTGTGCTACAGCACCATGGTTCTACCTGAAGATGTTCACAAATACAGCGCCGACCCCAATATCGAACTTGAAAATATTAAGTGGCAACAACACGATGAAAATACTAACGAAAGTGTGGAACAGTCTTATTGGTACGTCCAAAATATTCAGGGCGTTCTACCCCGAATCCTCGACAAACTCTGGAAACAAAGAAAAGCCGTCAAAAAACTCATGAAACAAGCCGCCCGCGATAACGACGAAACGCTCGAAGGAATTTATAACGCAGAACAACTCGCAATTAAAGTTTCCATGAACTCCGTTTACGGATTCACCGGCGCCACTAACGGGTTTTTACCTATGAAACCTATCGCCAGCAGCGTTACCGCAAAGGGAAGACACTTAATAGAAATCACCAAAAATCACTGCGAACAAAACTTCGAATGCGATGTCGTTTACGGCGACACCGATTCCTGCTACGTTAAATTCGTCGCCAGAAATAAGGATACAAACGCAATCATTAAACCAGAAGAACCCGGATATATGGAAGAAATATTTCGTCTCAGCGAACTTGCCACCGTTTCCTGTAATACACACCTTTACAAAAAACCTATCGACCTCGAATTCGAAAAAGTTATGTACCCTTTCTTCCTTTTCACCAAAAAAAGATACGCCTACCTCGAATGGACTAATACCGATAAACCTAACCACCTCGAAGCAAAGGGCATTCACCTCGTCAGAAGAGACGTGTGCCCTTATGTACAAGAAATTAGCAAAACAGTACTCAACACCATGTTCTACGAAAGAAATGTTAAAAAAGCCGTAGAACAAGCAGAATTAGCCGTTGGCGACCTTATCACCAATCGCGTACCCGTCAGCAAACTTAAACTCTCCAAAACTCTCAAAGTTGGTTACAAATGCTCCAAGTGCCACACCGCAGAAAACGATCACGGACTTTGTATTTGCCCCTCAAAAATACCCACCATCAACTTACCCCACGTACAACTCGCAAAACGCCTTAAAGAACAAAACTCTATCGACCCTCCCCAACCCGGCGAAAGAGTACCTTACGTATTTATTGAAGGAGTTGGTCTACAACATGAACGCGTAGAACACCCTGATCTCATAAACGCATCCACTAAACCCGATGGGATGTACTATCTTGAACACCAACTCCGCGTACCCCTCCAAACACTTTTCGAACTCGTACTAACTCCCGAAAATGGGTGGCCTAACGGCACCTCCACTTTATTCGAAAAGGGTCACTACTCCGAAACTATCGCTTTGCTCAAAACAAATGCCAAAGAAAGAGAACAGAGACATAAATTTCAACAACGTTTAGATTATACCACTAAATTCACAATAGGCACTAAGGTTAAAAGAAAAATTAACTCCGCAGAAAGTATTGACGGAATCGTTACCAATGTTGACTACGAAAATGGTAGAATTGCTGTTAGTCTCGAAAATAACAAAAATTGTAACATTTTCCCCGATTCACTTTCTATTATATCTTAAAAAAAATATTGGATTTTATTAACTACATGTCCAAATTCAATTTCGATTCCATTTTCCACAATAAAACACTTTTAGACAAACTATTTCTCATAACTATCATAATCGCAATAGGACGCATATTATACATCAGTGTCCTAAAATACAGAAACGAAATGATAGAATTTGACTTATTCTCCCAAGATGACACCGCACCAGAATACACACCAGAAGAAATTGCCAAAAATACACTTCTCTCAGCCGTAATAAAATACGGAGCAATCGTTAGCCCCAAATTAGAACTCCCCGAAGTCCAAAATGAACTAGAAAAAGACAGTAAACTCAAATTACAACACAAAAAACTTATGGATTCTCTACAAGTTTTTAAAGATTCAAAAAATACTATTGCCACAGAATCTGATAAACTATTCTTACTCAAAAATATTCTAGAAACATCTATGATATACCTCGCAGAAGATATCTAAACTGTTACATATCTCCACTCTATTTTACACTCACTTTGCTTAAAATTTATTATCAAACCTTTTTCATACTCCGTTTGCCTTATATAATTTAATAACTGATAATTACATTCAACCCCCAATATCTCTAACGACTTCAACTCCATTAACCACTCCTTAAACTCAACATCTACTCTATTATACCGCCCCAAATACTTGTAATTCCGCATCAAAGCATCCTTCTGCGACATACCTCTCGGCTTCGGTGGATAATATATATCTATCCAACGCTCTTCCGATATACTCCCATACATATTCTTATAATAGTCTTGTATCTCATGTATAAAACACTTCTGGTACATCGCCTCCGTTATACCTCTTGTTGGATAAATACCTATGCCAACTATCACTTTTCGCGCCAAAGATACAAAAACTTTTATGTCAGCATACAGGTTTTTTAACTTTAACACCTTCTCAGATGTCATATGCTTCCTTATCCTCCCCACTATCATCAACTTACCACACAAATACCTAAAACTACTAAAATCTATCACTTCCCGGCTCATAACACCCTTACCCATACACATCAACCTTTCTATGTACAACGCTTTCATCTTCACCGCCGCCTGACTGTCCTCCGCGGGCAATACGGCACTCGGGTCTTCTCCTCTGCTCACGAGCGTCGTTTCAAGTATTCTTCGCAGTTGTTCCGCTTTCATGGTTTTTAAAGTGGTTAACTCTATTACAATTCCGGTTACTACTTCCATTTGGTTAGGATAATACGTTAATATTTTAAATCAAGATACAAAACAACTTTAATTTTTTTATTAAGCGCTGTTTTATTTCTTATAAAGATTTATTAGTTTTTTTATCAATGTCTACTTCTTCGCAACAAGGTTTTTTAGAAATACCTGCGCGCGCCACAAAATGTATTAACAAACTTAACTCTATTTACCCTCTCCTTTCTTTCAGTTATATCGTGGAACCATCATCCAGATTTGGCGAATGGGTCCGCAATTTACCTAGTTCTATCACTTTCCCTCTCGATTTACACCCAAAATACAACCACCAAATCATAAAATACGACTTCCTAAAATGGTACCCACCCAAAAAATTTAACCCCGTTTTTAACAGCCTAATCATCGGCACTCCACCTACTTCTAAAATTATCGAATTCTTCGCTCACGCATCCACCTTCGCCGGAGTTATCGCCTTCCTATTACCATTACATTTCAATACAACTTCTGTAAAACAAAAATTACCCCACTTCCGTCTTACTTACAACGAAAAACTCGACAACCATTACCAATTCCAAATTTGGACTCGCGGCATCTATCATCACTAAACCTTATTTATCAATAGCGCCAGATACTTAGCATTCTTCTTCTTCTGCTCAACCGTAAGTTTCTTATTCAACTCCGAAAAATATCTAACTGTATCCTCAACCCCATACTTATTCACCTTGTTAGTCAATATCCCAAAACTCATATCCTCTATAAATTTCTTCGTCTTCTTCTTCGCTATATAATACCGGTTCTTCTGTGTAACGGAACGCATCGGATTCGTTATACTGGGACGGAATAACTTCGAAAACCTACCCCACTTAGACAAACTTAAACTCAAAAATACTTTCTCGTAATCTTTGATTCGCGTATTCATTTCTTTATACTTCCTAAACACCCTATACAACAAATTCTCCAAATCATTATATTCCAACATATTAGGCACCAAACCAATCTTCTCTTCTTCCCTTTCGTGGGGATCCTCCTTCCTTGACCACCTCACCTTCTTCATCACCCGAGGCTCCAAAAATCCCACCAATACATCGTTGTCGCTTTTCTGACTTAATGACCAATTCTCACTATCCAATATCGCCATAGTATACAAATCGTTATAATATATAGGCCCCGTCGCCGCATTATTTGGCGCATTCGGATTAAAAGGAAGAGGAACAGACTCATTCTGAAACTTAAATAAAGCATCCGTAACACCCTTCTTCTTCGTAAACTTCAAACTATCAGACGCCGCCGTCAATCTCTCTGTCGCCAATCTCTGTAATATTCTATGTATTAATATCAAATGCGTCATTATAAAATACATCACTCTACCAATAGACAACTCAGGCATACAACTATTATTCGCCGCTCCACACTTATTAACCAACCACGTCTTCCTATCCAACGCTTCGCTCAACTTCCTCAAATACTCCGGATAATCAGGGATCTCTTTCAATATCTGAACCGGCCTTGTAACATAAGCATCATGTAGCACATACTCATACACCTTCTCACCACCTTTATAATTCATTATGGGTCTGTCAAATAAACCCCCTTTCATCACCCTTATTAATACCTGCATCTGTGTTATATAATCTTCCGCTCTTTCACTTGTAGTACGCTCCCTGTCGCTTTCTTCACGTTCCGATATTATACTATACTGATCTACAAACGTTTTCAAATTCTTGTGATTCATCTTAAATCCATCGTCAAATAATACCAATAACAACCTTTCACACGTAAACTCATACACCTCCCTCTGTAAAAATTTAAAATCATCATCCAAATCATCTATACTTCCAAAATTTGCCAACAACCCCCCCGACGTCGCAAACAATCCCGGTGACTTACCTTTATTCAACAACACCGACATCAAATACATCTTCTCCCAATCACTCATATCTGCGCCAGCATAATCAACCAAATCTTTTCTTGTTTGTCCTATTTCTTTTGCCTCATTCTTTGGAACCGGCTGCGTCGGAGATTTTATAAACTCCTGACCTTTATTATCTATAAATTTATTAAAATGCGTCAAAAATGTCTTCAGGGGATGATTCTTTTTTACTCTCACTATCTCATTCGGTGTCACTCTATACCTGTAATACAATAAATAATACAACAACCTTACCCGCCTTGTTGATATCAACGCTCGAACGCGTCTAGCCGATTGCTCACGTTCTTCGCTGTCCATTATAGCAGAATCCGCTCTGATGTCTTGCCACTTCTCAGCGTCAGAATCTACTACTTCTTCTACGTTGTCTATAGTTTCTGGGTCTCCCCCTTTCTTTTTCTTGTCCTTCTTCGCTTGCGTTTTTAGCATCATAACTATTTCGTCTATCTCGGAATCCGATGCTTTTGCTATCGTTTTTATTAAATCTAATACGTACCTCAAACCACTTTGGTGAAATATTATTACCTTGTAAAATAATATTATCTGCTCCACTATATTTTGTGCCCAAGACTTTTTCACTGTATCTCTTTTATAACCTTTTATCGTTATTTCTTTGTCTGCTTTTCTGCGTATCGTAGCCACTTCCGTACTATCACCAAATATTGTATCTATAAGTTCCGCCGTATTTTGCTTCTTCGGCTTTATTCGCGTAGAAGATTTACGCGTAGTCAAAGATTCCCCTCCTTCTTCCTTGGTATCTTCTTTATTTGAGTTGCTTCGCTTGCTTCGCTTGCTAGACTTGCTAGTTTTTTTACCAAACGCTTCTATTAACGCCGCTTTTTTTCGTTGTTGTTCCGTTATCATTTATTTATTAACAAGGATTTTTTTCCCACCCGCTTTTTAGTTCAACCCGTTTTACTTACTCTCTTCCTCATTGCCAAATAACATTCCATACACTTCTCTGTATCATACAAAGCATCATGCTTCTCTCGCATCCTCCTCCCAAACAACACCTGGTACAACTCCCCCAACTTTGGCGCTTTGTACTTCGCAGGATTGCTAGGAAGTGGAATCTTAGCGTACTCTCGGCCGCACTCCATCGTACACACCTCCCCTTTTATTACTTCCCCCGTACCTTCCATTATATTACTGTAAAACTTATACCATGCCATCTCTTCAACGCTACCCTTTTTCTTCAAATACTCGCGCCAAACCTCCGACCCTATTATACGCTTGTCAAAATCCAAATTGTGCGCCACAATCACCAGTTTACCACTCCGCTCTATATCCCCCCACAACTCCTTCAACACCTCTTCTATTTCAATACCTTCTTCCATAGCCCGCTCCGTACTTATTCCGTGTATCATCACCGTCTCTAGAGGTATCTCATAACCTTGGGGCTTAACTATACAACTCTTCTTCGCTACTATAGTACTCTCTTCCCCTTTGCGTTCCTTCACTATTACCCACGCTATTTGTACCATCCTACAAACATCGTAAGATTCTACGCTTTTTCGAATATCAGGATAAAAACCATCCACTCGTCTAGGTAAACCCGTGGTTTCTACGTCCAATACTATTGATGTACGCATCTTTCCCGGTGTTGATTTTGTTTTACTCATTGTTTATTTTATAAGCCCCCCAACCTTATACCTTTTACCCACATCTATTTTATATCGCCACGCCTTTTATTAACCCGCATTACTATAAATATTAAGGTACCACTTTATCGCGTGGGTACTTTTCGGCGTAAGGGTACGATTTTATATTTAACCGTTTGGTTTTATTCGGACGACACCCTCTCCTTCGCCGCTTTGCGAGCTCTCAACTCGGCATCTGTGGGCAAATAGTGTCCCGCCATAAATTGCCCCAACTCTATATCGGCACGTTCTTGTGTTATTTCTCCGCTTTCTTTTCGTTCCGTCAACTTAAGCATGAACGCTATTATTTGGGGCGATTTTACATCCGTCACTATTATATCGTAAAATTTTGGATATTCTTCCTTAATACGCTTGAACTTCTCGTCCACCTCCGCCACCGTACTCCTCCTCATATCCAAGTCGCTTCTTATCGCCCGCGATGCCACCAACAATTCTTTGAAGTTTTTAGACGTCACCGGCTTATTTTCCGTGTCTTCGTTCTGTCCCGACATTTATTAGGTTAATTAATAAGACGCTTTATTTAACTTCTTACTAATCTACCGCAAGTAAATTATTTTATTATCACCCCATTTTCAAAAATACACTACCCTCTCTGACACGACTTCATATCATCGCATATCTTATCGTATTCATAAACCTTACGTCCCGTTTGCGCCAAAGTACACTGCGTCAAACACACCGTCATCAAGGAATCTTCGCACGCTCCCGCCGGTATAGCGTGCCT